TTCTATAATTTAAATTATATAGAAGCGGTAAAAAAATTATTTCAAGAAACAGAAATTGAATTTAAAGATTTATATACAAAAAATAATAATGATATATTTAAAAATTATATATATCCAAAAGAAGAAACAAATAAAAATAGAAGTGAAGTAGAAAAATATTTAGGAAAACGTGGTATATCTAAACAAACTCTTGATTATGCAGACATTAAACAGGATGTACATGGCAATATAGTATTTGAACATAGAGATAATAATGGTAAATTACTTTGTACTAAATATAGACCATCTGATAGAGTTGAAAAAGGGCAAGCAAAAATGTGGTGGCAGAAAAAAACCAGTACTTGTCCTATTTTATATGGTATAGACAAAATAGATATTACTTCTCCATTACTAATTGTTGAAGGTCATGTTGATAGGCTGTCGTGTATTGAAGCTGGATTTATGAATACTGTATCTATTCCTCATGGTGCTGAAGATTTAAATTGGGTTGATTTTAATTGGGATGTGCTTGAAAATTTTGATACTATAATTCTTTGGAGTGACAATGACGATCCGGGAAGAAAAATGATTAAAGAAGCAGTACCAAGATTAGGAGAGTATAGATGCAAAGTAGTTTCTCCGGATAAAACAGTAGAAGATGCAGTACTTAAATTTTACGAACAATATAATCATCAAATTAATAAAACTGACGCTAATAATGTGTTGCTTGCCTGTGGTAAACAAGAGGTATTAAACCTTATCAATAATGCAAAAGAAGTTGAAGATGATGAAATTAAAGACTTGATGAGTTTTAAGTATTTTAGCATTCAAGATAGAGAAAAATATTCGACTGGACTTGAAGCATTAGATAAGATAATACATGGTCATTTACTTAAATGTTTAACATTATATACTGGTTATACTGGTGCAGGTAAAACAACAGCAATTAACCAAATTGCTTTACGTTCATTTCTTGAAACCAATGAAAAAGTATTTGTTTTTTCTGGTGAAATGGGTGGAGATAAATTAATGAGTTGGTTGCTTGATAGTTTAGCAGGAGAAAATCATGTAATCGAATGGGACAATGGTACAGATAAACCAAAAGGATATTCAGTAACTAAACAAGCAATTGAAATAATGCAAAAATTTTATACTGGAAATATTAAATATTATGATAAAAAAGGTGTTGTTACTACACAAGCATTATTTGATAAAATGGAATATTGTCGTAGAAGATATGGTATAAAACATTTCTTTATTGATAATTTAATGTGTCTAATAACTAAAGGTGACGATGATGATAAATGGCAATCACAGATAGATTTTATTATTAGATTAAGTGATTTTGTAGAAAATAAAAATGTTGGTGTGCATCTTGTAGCACATCCTAAAAAACCAAGTGGTTCTACAGTACAAACAATATACGATATTTCTGGTGTATCTGAATTAGCTAATGCTTGTAATAGGGCTTTTTGGGTAAAAAAAATAAAAGACCAAAATGTTATATATCAATCAGAAATCATTGTCCTTAAAGATAGAGAAACAGGAGCGGAGGGAAAAGTTGCAAAATTATTTTATGATATAAGAACAAGAAGATTATACAGTAATGAAAAAGAGTTACATATGCAATGTAATTGGGAAATTAATAATACAATTAATTATCCTAAAAATGTTCAGGATAGATTGGTGTGCAATATTGTTAAGAAAGAACAAAAAGAGGTATTTGGATAAGAATGGAGTAAAACATGAATTATGTAGTATATCACTTACATTCAGATTTATCATTATTGGATAGTTGTACGAAATTTAAAGACTATGTAGATAAAGCAGTAGAATTAGGTCAAAAAGCTATTTGTTTTTCAGAACACGGAAATATTTATAATTGGATAGATAAAAAAATATATTGTAAAAAAAATAATATAAAATATATACATGGAGTAGAAATTTATCTTACTGAATCATTAAATGAAAAAGTAAGAGATAATTATCATACTGTTCTTGTTGCGCGTAATTATGAAGGTGTAAAAGAAATAAATAAATTACTAGATATATCAACTCAAGAAGATCATTTTTATTATAAAAACCGTATTACTTTTGATGAATTTTTAAATATATCTAATAATGTAATAACTACAAGTGCTTGTTTAGCTTCACCATTAAGTAAATTATCGGAAGATAATATTTATTATGAAAAATTACTAAAAAAATATGATTATTATGAGATCCAACCTCATGTAAATTCTGAAGAACAAAAATTATATAATCAAAAGTTGTATAAGTTATCATTACAGTATAATAAACCATTAATTGCAGGAACAGATACACACTCTATTAATCAATATAAAGCCAAATGTAGAAGTATATTACAAAAAGCTAAAAAAATTGAATATAGTAACGAAGATAAATATGACTTAACCTATAAATCGTATGATGAAATTATACAAATGTTTAAAGATCAAAATTGTTTGCCAGAAGAAGTTTATATACAAGCAATACAAAATACAAATGTAATGACAAATGGTATTAATGATTTTGAATTAGATTTTTCTTTTAAATATCCAAAACTATATAATAATGAAGAAGAAATGTTTAATCAAAAAATTGATAATCTATATAATTATAAATTACAAAATAATATTATTACAAATGACGAAATTTATTTAAGAAATATAGAAGAAGAAAAGAGAGTATTTAAGAAAATTGGTATGACTGAGTTTATTCTCTTTATGTCTGAATTAATGACATGGTGTAGAGAAAACAATATACCATTTTCTCCCTGCCGTGGGAGTGTTGGTGGAAGTACTATAGCTTATATACTTGATATTATTGATCTTAACCCTGTAATATGGAAAACTGTTTTTTCAAGATTTGCAAATGAAGATAGAATTGAAATTGGAGATATTGATGTTGATATAAGTCCATCACAAAGAGAATTGGTATATAATTATATAATTAATAGATTTGGGATTGATTATACCGCATATATTCTTGCAATTGGCACAATTTCAGATAAAGGTACAATAGACGAAATTGGTAGGGCTTTGCATTATCAATGGATAGAGAAACATAAAGATATCAAAGAAACTAATAGTCCATATCATTTTCAAAAAATGATGAAAATTAAATCAGAGTATGAATTAAACCCAGAAAAAGCAAAAGAAGATTATCCTGAATTATTTTATTATTTTGATGGATTGTTAGATACAGCTATTTCTCAATCTATGCATCCAGCAGGGATTATTGCAAGCCCTATTCCATTACCAGATAATTATGGTACTTTTTGGAATGATGGCAAGAGAATTATTTATATCAATATGGAAGAAGTACATGAGGTTTCGTTGGTTAAATATGACATATTAGGGTTAAAAAATATTGAAATAATAAAAGATACTTGTGAAATTATTGGAATTAAATATCCATTATCTCATGAAATAAATTGGGAAGATAAAAATGTATGGGATGATGTTTTGGTATCAAATGTTGGAATATTTCAAATGGAGGGAGACTATGCGTTTAATCTGTTAAAACAATATAAACCACAAAAAATAAATGATTTATCTTTAGTTAATGCAGCATTAAGACCTTCAGGAGCAAGTTATAGAGATAAGTTAATTGCAAAAGAATTTAATAAAAATCCTTCTGAACAAATAGATGAATTATTAAAGGATAATAATGGATTTCTTGTTTTTCAGGAAGATACAATTAAATTTCTTCAAGATATTTGTGGTTTAAGTGGTAGTGAAGCTGATAATATTAGAAGGGCTATAGGACGTAAACAAAAAGATAGGCTTGATAAAGCATTACCACAAATATTAGAAGGATATTGTAATAAATCTAATAGGCCAAGAAAAACCGCTGAAAAAGAAGCAAAAGCGTTTTTACAAATTATTGAAGATAGCGCAGACTATCAATTTGGATATAACCATTCTACTGGTTATAGCATGATTGGGTATTTATGTGCTTATTTTAGATATTATTATCCTATTGAATTTATTACTGCTTATCTAAATAATACACATGATCAAAATGATTTAAGCGGAGGTGCAGAATTAGCAAGAATTAAAGGTATTAAAATTAAACCAATTAAGTTTAGATATTCAAGAGCAAAATATTTCCCAGATAAAAATACTAATAGTATTTATAAAGGAATATCTTCAATTAAATTTTGTAATGAAAATATTGCAGAAGAATTATATAATTTACGGAATAATACATATAATAGTTTTATAGAATTACTTTATGATATTAAACAATATACTTCTATGGATACAAGACAACTTGACATATTAATAAAACTTGATTATTTTAGTGAATTTGGCAATAGTAGATTACTTAATAGTATTGTAGAAAATTTTGATTTATTTAAACAAGGGGCTGCAAAACAAATAAGTATAGACAAAAT